TACTTCCGCATGAAGAAGCAAGAGGTCAAGATTAAAAAGCTGGAGCGCAAGCTGGCAGAAGAAACAGACGATCTAGAGCGTGAAATTCTGAAGATTAAGATTGACGAGAAGCAAGCCAATGCTGCATCCTCACGGGGCTACGTTGAAGCGGCTGTTCGCAAGCTCAACTTCTTTACCAATCAGTACGAAAACCTGATGAAGAAGATTGGCAAGGAAGAGCTGACCGAGGCTGATTACGAGCTTGAGGAAGTCAAATATCACATTATGACCTGCATGAAGCAGGCGTTAAACTCTGCCCGTCCCCGCAATGGCGTGATTGACGAAGGCAATATGATCTACCTGTTTGATCTTGGTATCAATGCAGCGCAAGCGCAGCTTGAGGTTATGTCGTATCTCAATTGGGAGAACGAGCTTGTTAAGGAAGGCAAAGCACCAGAGCATTATCACACGGTGCAGTGGCTAGAGGCTTGCGCAGATAAGTGGGCGCATTGCCCCAGCGCCTTTGCAGAGAGCCGTGGGTTTGCTATACTCGACGAAACATCTTTGACTAACACACCACAGATAGAGGATAAAACTGATGGCTCATAAAGTAGTAAAATATCGCCTTGAAGCGGATGGGACTATCCCAACGTGGCTGACGTTTGGAGTTCCACAAGGTACAGGCGGCATGTATGCGGTTGCTGATCCAAATACAGCCTCGCCGCAAGATTGGATTATGATTGGCATTTCCGCAGATGGCGCTGACGTTTCTAGCGCTATTGAAGAAGTTACATCTAAGGCAAACTTGCAGACATACCTATCCAATACGGCAACTGCAAATAGTTGGACTGACGTTGATCCTGATGATCCGGACGCAACGGTTGCGTTTGACGCTGCCGCTCACGCTCAACGTGTTTGGGATGATCTTGACGCTCTGAACGCATAAGGTAAGACAATGGATAAGCAAACAGTAAGCAGCGCGCATAAGAGGATTGATGGGTTAGAAAAAGAGGTAATTGCTATGCAAACCGAAATGAAGATCCAATTCAAAGATTTGTTCGGACGTGTAAAACGAATGGAAACTATTATGATTGCGGCGACTGCCTCTATTATAGGTTTACTCGTTGCTGTCTTGATGAAGATGTAAGGGCGTACTAATGAGCTATACGATGACATATGACAGCTTACTGGTAGATCTTCGGAGATACTTAGAGCGAGGATTTACTCAATCGAGTGACCAAATCGTTTTTGATCAGCTCCCTCGTTTGATTACCCTAGGCGAAAGACGTATAGCTCGTGAATTAAAAATAGAAGGTTTTATAAGAGCGGTTAATTTACCCTTGGTCGTGGGAACTTCTACTTATTTGAAGCCTGACAGGTGGAGAGATACAGTTTCTATGACTGTTGGAGGAACTTCTATTTTTGCTAGATCTTATGAATACTCTAGGAATTACTGGCCAAATGAAGCAGAAACAGCAGCACCTCAGTTTTATGCAGATTACGATTATCAACACTGGCTTATAACTCCGACTCCGTCAACTGCTCAGACATGTGAAATACTTTATTATGAACAGCCAGCTCTTTTGGGTGATGATCTGCAAAGTAACTGGTTAACTGAATATGCCCCAGACGTTCTTCTCTATGCGTCATTGTTAGAAGCTACTCCATTCTTAAAAAATGATGAAAGAGTACCTACTTGGCAATCGATGTACGATAGAGCTGCTCAGGCGTTAAGCGGAGAAGACTTAGCAAGAATTATGGATAGATCCGCAAATAGGAGTGAAGCATAATGCCTAATTATACCGATGTCTTTGGTGGCGCAAATATATACCCCAGTGAAATAAGTTATAGCTCAGTTGCTTTAAGCGCAAACATTGTATTAAGCTGGCCAGAAGAAACTTCAACTAATATAAATTTAGCCACTAGAATAATGGATGTGACTCCTAGCTCGAGTGGGCTAACTATAACTTTACCTGATGCGACAAAAAGCGGGACTGGTAACACTATATTATTTAACAATAAAGGCAGTCATACATTCACTGTACTGAACGCTGGCGGTATTCAAGTAGGTACAATAGCAGCTGGGCAGCTATGGCAAATATACTTAACTAATAATACCACTTCCAATGGTACATGGGAGCTACTTCAGTATGGAGCGACAACATCTAGTGCTAATGCTTCAGCTTTGGCAGGCACTGGTATTGTTGCAGTAGGGGCATTACTTTCTCAATCAGTGCCTATAACAGGATTCAATAGTAATTTTACAGCTACTATCGATTCTAGAGCGATAATGTTTAATTGGACAGGAGCAGGGGGAGTATTGACTCTACCCGATCCGACAGTGGTGACTAACAACTGGTTTATATATGTAAGAAATTCAGGCTCAGGTCAAGTTGCAGTCACTCCTCCTGGATTAACAACTGTTGATGGAGTATCTCCTAAACCATTTCAACCAGGAGAGTCAGCAATAGTAGCATGCGATGGTGTAAACTTTTATACGATTGGTTTTGGTCAATCTGCTACTTTCGCTTTTGATTACACAGTAATTGACGTACCTGGAAGTGGTGATTACACCTTAACAGGCACAGAATTAAATAGGGTTGCATATAGGTTCACTGGGATATTAACTGGTAATAGAAATATAATAATACCTGCTACAGTTCAACAGTATTGGATAGATAATAGAACAACAGGTGCTTACACATTTACAGTAAAAGTATCAGGTCAAACTGGGGTCGTGTTAGCTACTAATGAAAGAGGTATATTTTACTGCGACGGAAATGACATCATAGATGCTGACACAGCAACTGTTTCTTTACCTCTACAAGTAAGTCAAGGTGGTACAGGAGCAACTTCTGCAGGAGCAGCTTTGATAAATTTAGGAGGTACGTCAACAGGTATAGCATTGTTTGAAGCTACAAATCAAGCAGCTGCTTGGACTGCATTAGGTCTTGCTCAAACAGGTAATATAAATGGAGGCACGTTCCCCTAATGGCCATCCAGACAGCAGTTTTAAAGTCTTCCCCTGGCATAAAAAGGGATGGTACTAAATTTGAAGGTGACAATTACACTGACGGACAGTGGGTGCGCTGGCAGAGAGGCTTACCTCGTAAAATGGGAGGTTTTAAAACAACTCAAAAATACCTGCAAGAGCTAAGTAGAGGGTTTTCTACTTTCACTCAACAGAATTATGTTTATTGTCATTCTGGAGGAGACACCACATTAGATAGGTTTACTTTAGATGCGACAGGTAACAGCTCAATCGTTACCGATAGAACTCCTACTTTACAATATGCCTATGGAACAGTGACTTTGATTGGCGGTTCAGGCTCTGTTGACATGATAGCGGTTAATGGCGTTGATATCATGTCTGGATCAGTGCCTTTCAATACTGATATAAATCAAACAGCAACCGATGTAGCCTCTAATATTACGGCCCATACGAGTAACCCTAATTATACAGCTACAGCCAATAATGCTATAATCACCATAACATCTTCAACAGGAGGAGATTCAGTTAATGGTTATATCATCACAAATACATTAACAACCCTAACGTCTACTATCGTTAATATGAATTACGGTTCAGATGCCCTTATAAATAGTGAATACAATCTTTGGATGTTTGATGTTCAATATGACTCTTCAACCAGTCAAAATTATTTAATTTCTCACGTAGCTCCTAATTTAGATTGTATATGTAATGATAGAGATGGACGGATATTTTTTGGTGAAGTTTTAGGCACTGGAATACTTCAAAGTATAACTCTACCTGCTGGGGCTAATGCTACAGGCGGTATTGTCAGTCTTCATCCGTATTTATTTTATTATGGGACTGATGGAGTTATAGGACATTCCGTACCAGGAGAGCCTACAGATTTGAATGGAACAGGCTCAGGTTTAGCCAGAGTTTGGGGGCAAAAAATCATTAAAGGTATGCCGATGAGAGCAGGTTCGGGTACAGCTCCTGCGGGATTATTTTGGGCTTTTGATGCAGTTCTTAGAGCGACTTTTACAGGAGGCAGTACTATATTTCAATATGATGTTATAGCTACTGGAACATCAATAATGTCTCCTCAGTGTGTGGTAGATTATGACGGAGTGTTTTATTGGGTGGGAGTTGACAGGTTTTACATGTTCAATGGTGTTGTTAGGGAAGTTCCAAACACAATGAATTTGAATTACTTTTTTGATAATATAAACGTCAATCATCAAACTAAATGTTTCGGTTTTCAAATACCTAAATACGGTGAAATATGGTGGTGTTATCCCAAAGGCACTGCTACTGAATGCACCCATGCGGTGGTCTTCAATGTTAGAGAAAATACTTGGTATGACACAGAATTACCTAACGAAGGTCGCTCTGCAGGGCATTTTAATAATTCCTTTGCCGCTCCTATTTTAACGGGAGTTCAATCAACTCCTCTTCCTTTAGACCCGATGACGGTGTACGCAGTCACGGTTGCTAATCCTGGAAGCGGCAATAAATACTATGTGGATGGGGTGCTGCAACCTACATTAAATCTTACAGAAGGCAACGTATATAAATTTGATCAATCAGCAGCAAGTAATGCGGGGCATCCTTTTAGGCTTTCCACCACTTCTGACGGCACTCATGGAGGAGGTAGCGAATACTCTAGTGGAGTAATAACTGTAGGCACTCCAGGAACGGCAGGTTCCTATACTCAAATAACTGTTCCAGTTTCAGCGCCCACCTTATATTACTATTGTAGTATCCATAGCGGTATGGGAGGGCAACTTAATACCTTAACCTTAGGTGACGGTTTTAAAGTGTGGCAGCATGAATTTAAAGTTGACGAATATGACGGCCCTGCGGTGAGTCCAATACAGTCTTATTTTGAAACAGCAGATCTATCAACTTTAGTCACTGGTAAAAATGAGTATTTGAGAATAACTACTTTAGAACCAGATTTTGTTCAAACAGGTGACATGACTGTTAATGTTACAGGTAGGGCTAATTCTAGAGCTCCTGAAGTAATAGGGACTACTTTCACATTTCCTGATACGGCAGCGCAACCTTATGAACAAATCGTCATGTTGAAAGAACAAAGAAGAGAGTTACGAGTTAGATTTGAGTCTAATTCATTATATGGTGATTATCAAATGGGTCAAATAATTGGTCATTTTGATAGCGGTGATGGGACGGATTTAGGATAATGTCGTTAAGTGTAACATTACCAGTAGGGATAAGTTTACAAGACTGGGCAGATTGCCTAATTACAGATTTTAGTAATTTCGGTGCGTATTACCCTTTAGAAGACCCTGCAAAGTGGCAGGATTGGGCAAGTCAATACGACAGAGCTACTAATTTAATAGAAGATTTTCCAGATCCCTACGCCTATGATGTCAGTCAATGGAGAGAATGGGCAGAGAGGTTTGTGCAAACAACGCTATGAAGTATGTTGGTAATCATAACGAATATGAAGCTGAAAAATGGGCTAGATCTAGGCTTGGGTTAAAACAAGCTCCTAGCGTATTTAAAGCTCTTTCAACTGTAAATTTAAATAATGAGTTTACTTGTGTTGTATTATTGACTAATTTTACTAAAAGAAATATAGATTTGAACATAGCTGGAGACAGGGGTTGGGCGACACCTAAATTAACTGTTGATTTATTTAATGGGGTGTTTGACACAGTCTTTAATAAATTAAAAGCAGTTAGAGCCACTGCGTTAATAGCTGAATCAAATATAATAAGTCAAAAATTTGTAACCCACTTAGGATTTCAAAAAGAGGGTGAAATGAGAAAGGCTTATGATAATGACGAAGACATGTTTATTTATAGCTTGTTAAAAGAAGAATACATGTCTCATGACTGGTGTAGGAGTTAGAAATGATTGAACAAACCTTAATGGAGTTCGCTAGAACAAGTCCAGATTTCGCAGTAGGTGTAGAAGAAATAAAGAAGAGGTTATCTAACACTCCGATTGTAGCTGAAGATTTGATGGAAGCGATTCAGATGTTAGAAATCGCTCTGCAAGATCCTAACTCTTACCCTGAAATGGTTCAAGCTGCCATAGCAGACGGATTAATAGATCCTGGCGATGCTCCTGAGCAGTATGACGCAGTGTTTATTATATCTTTATTGTTAGCTCTTTACGGATTGAGAGATAATTTAACAGCTGAAGGTTTTGCCAGAGGAGGTTTGACAGTAGCTGGGCGTAAATTAGCTAATCAAGGGCAGGGTGGCGACAGTATGCTCGCTCACATTAATCCTCGTGAAGCTGAGATACTCAGAAGGATGGGCGGTCAAGGAACTATAAACCCTAACACCGGAATACAAGAGTACAAAAGCCTCAAGAAAATATTTAAAACTGTTCTTCCTGTAGCTTTAGCTGTTTTTGCTCCTGGCTTGGGTATGACTATAGGAACCAGTCTAGGTCTAACTGGAACAACTGCTGCGGTCGTAGGCGGTGGCTTATTAGGGGCAGGTACTGCTGCGATAACTGGAGGAGACCCACTTAAGGGTGCTCTAATGGGAGGCATTAGCGGTGGAATAGGGGACGTAACAGGTAATTTCGTAAACGAAGGATTAAATTTAGGTCTTAGTCAACCTATGGCAGCGACCTTAGGTAGTGGTTTAGTTGGTGGTGTCGCAGGAGAACTTACTGGAGGTGATTTCTTATCAGGAGCTCTTCAAGGTGCAGGAGGGCAGCTCCTTAAGAATGCTGTTCCTAGCGGTGCACCTACTAATGCTTTTGAATCAGCTCTACAATCTGGAGTAAACACAGGCGGTAACATGTTAACCGCAGGTTATTCACCTACTGAAGCTATTCAAGGAGGCTTAACTTCAGGTATTTTATCTGGAGCTAAAGAGTATATCAGACCTTCTAACGCTGTATTGAGTGAAGTTCAAAATGAAATGCCCAGCTCTTCTGACATGATAGATTACTCTAATAGTGAAGGTGTCATGCTTGATAATGGCCAGCTTATAGACGTTACTGCAGAGTATACAGGACCTGGAAGTGATATGGTCTCTGGAATTTATAATGGGCAGGTATATGAAAATGGAATACTTAAAGGTCCTGTTTCTGCGGGCGTAGTTAACACTGAAACGATTGACATAGGGGCAGGAAATACTACTGCAGAACCTAATATGTTTCAAAAGGCGATGACTTACGCCACTGAAAACCCATTTCCTACTGCAACATTAGCATTATCAGCAGCCAGTGCTTTAGATGCGCCGGAAGACGTAACTCAAGCGGTAAGCTCTTTAAGTCCTGAGCAGCAAGAGTATTTCAATAGACCGTTGGTTTCTTGGGATTGGGATAAAATGAGATTAGATGCTAATAATGCAAATATGACTTTAGGGGCATACATGGCTTCTAACATGCCAACTATATCTCAAGGTTATTATAATATGTCTGACCCTGCAGGTGCTTATAGAGGAGGTCCTATAAATATGAATATGGGTGGGCTGAATCAAGTCTCTAGGTATGTTAGAGGTCGAGGCACTGGTAGATCCGATGAGATACCCGCATATTTAAGTGACGGGGAATATGTCATAGATGCTGAAACAGTAGCTTTATTAGGAGATGGTTCAAATAAAGCTGGTGCTAATGCACTTGACGATATGAGAAAAACGGTTAGAAAACACAAAGGTGGTAACTTGTCAAAAGGTAAGTTCAGTAAGGATGCTAAATCGCCACTTCAATATTTAAAAGGAGTAGCATAATGGGTAGCATATTTCAAGGCACTCCGCAGAACGCAACTTCCTACACTACTTCGTCTAGTGAAACACCAAAGTGGATGCAGGATGCAATTTATAATCAGATAAATTGGGCACAAAATATAGCCAACAAGCCATATGAAAGCTATGACATGCCGACGGTAGCTGAGCTTTCACCTTTACAACAACAGGCTTATGCAGGCATAGAGGCAGCGCAAGGAGTAGGGCAGGAAGATTTAGGCAAAGCACAAGCTGGTATGGAGACTCTGTCTTCTCAAGACACTACGACTAGGCTTAGATCAGATCAAGCTGATTATTTGAGAAAAGATTTAGTAGGAGCTAATTTAGACGCAGGGCAAGACCTTTTTGCTAGGTCAGGTGAGATTAGCGTTTTAGGTAATGCCCAGCCTATGATGGATCAAGCTCAACAATCTGCTTTAAATATAGCAGGCGCAGGTCAAGGATATTTAACTGACGCTGCCAATATGAGTGCTGCTAGTGCTGCTAACCCTTACATTACTCAGGGCACTCAGATGAGTGGTATGAGTGCTGCTAATCCGTATCTTACTCAGGGTACTAAAATGAGCGGTGCGAGCGCGACCAATCCTTATTTAAACCAAGCCCAAAGCACTACAGCACAAGCATTAGCTGACAAGGCTCTGAACGCTGCTAATCCTTATTTCAGCAGGGCAGCTCAGACTTCAGTTTCAGATATCAATCAATATATGAATCCTTACCAGCAAAATGTTTTAGATACTATAGCCAAGCAGGGAACACGTAATTTAACTGAAAATTTACTTCCAGGCGTCTCTGACTCTTTTATTAAAGCTGGTCAATTTGGCTCTAGAGGTATGGGTGAGTTTGGTAGCAGAGCTCTAAGAGATACGCAAGAAGCTATTTTAAACCAACAAGCTCCTTTAGCAGCTCAAGGATACGAGTCAGCTCTTAGAGCATCTGCAGCTGATAAGCAGAGACAGGCTTCATTAGGGCAATCGGTAGGTAGTATATCAGGTGCAGATTTATCTAGGGTTCTTCAAGGTGGTAGCCAATATGGTCAGCTCGGCCAAACAGCTGGCCAATTAACTGGCCAAGACGCTGCCAGACAGATGCAAGCTGCCCAAACGGCAGGTCAATTAACTGGGCAGGATGCAGGTCGTCAAATGCAAGCTGGTCAGACTATGGGTCAGTTGACAGGTCAAGATGCAGGTAGACTGGCTCAAGTAGGGCAAACATTAAGTAATGTCACAAGAGACCAAGCTTCCACTCTCGGTAATTTAGCTCAGACCACAGGTCAATTAAGCTCACAAGAGCAGCAAAATTTAGCTAATATTGCAAATATGCGAACCCAAGCAGGTCAATCTCAACAGCAATATGGTTTAAACGCAGCTCAAACATCAGC